ACTAAAAAACAATCTAACTTTTCGATATGTAAAAAAGGGGGAAGAATTTACCAAAGTATTGCGCGAATCGGGTAATTTCGATCAAGGATTGCGTTTTGCTGCGTGGTTGGCAAAAAAGAATCGTATAGTCTTTTTCAATAATCTCTCTAACATGAAACTTCCATCCTTTATTGAGAAGCTTGTATGCAATGAGAGTGTAAATAAGAAGGCGCATAGTTCGAGACTACTTTCATTGGTTGCTTATCCAAGAACTTCGGGTGGGTTAGTAGACGTATATCAGGCATAATAACACAAGCCTTAATATCGTACGTGTTAATAACACAAGCCTTAATAATATAAAGCTAAAAGGATACAACAGTATAAATAGCATGTCAAAGCCGATAATAAATAAATTTATAAAACGCGTCTATAAAGAAATAGAATGTTGTTCCGAATTCTCAGAATCTGAAATTACTTATAATGTAAAAACGGGTGGTTTCGTAATAAATTGCATGTATAATAATAAATATGCAATATACGTGGAATTGGACAATAAGTATCCTTTTCGTCCACCAGCACTTGTGAAAATCAATAATAAAATATATGATCATACTACCTGGCTCTTATCAGATAATATTAAGAACCGTCTTTTTACTGATTATAAAATCAGCTGCTTATACTGTCATTCCATGTTATGTTCGAATAATTGGAAACCTGGGCTAACCATTCTTCATATAATACAAGAATATGAAAATAATAAAAACATGATACAGGCATTGTCCGCAGTGGAAATATTGAAAAACAATCATATCGAGTTTTCATCTGAAATAGAAAAAAGAATATTATCCTTTTGTTTTTCATAAAAAATAACATAAAAATAACATAAAAATAAAATAAAATAATATATATAGAATGACATTGGAGGAGAGATTTAATATAGCAGCAGACTTAGTACGAGGGATTGTATCCCAAATAAACGATCAATTATTAGCACAATTATATGGATACTTCAAGCAAGCGCGTGAAGGAAATATAGCATTTTCGAGACCATCTATTTTAAATATGCGAGGTCGTAAAATGTGGGATGCTTGGAAATCAAAGGAAAACATGTCAAAAGAGAATGCTATGGAAAAATATGTAGAGATTGTATATGGCCTTACTAATAAATCCGAACTTTTAGATAAATAATACTTTTCATTTTCACAGTATGAAAAAAATAATATGTTTATATTTTATTATGAAATCAATAAAATATAATAACAAATATAATAAAAAAAATAAGAGACGTACAAGAAAGGGAGGTGCAAGAAAGGGTGCAAGAAAGGGTGGCGGTATAGGTACAAGTAAACCAAAACGTGCTTCACCGAAATCTGAAAAAAAAACAAAAAAGCGTGTTTCCTTTTCGAAAAAGGATGAAATTAGACACCAAAGTCCGAGATCAGATGACGCTTTTTATTACCCAGCAAAGGTCAATCATGAAGCAAAAAAAACATCTACTCGAAAAGAAAAATTAAAAAAGCAATCTACTCGTAGAAGAGCAATAACCGCATATCAGAATAGACGAGCAAACGAAGATTTATTAGATATGGCATTGGGAAGAATACCGCTAAAATAATGTAGGTTATTATATATAAATAATGAATTTCGTAAAACCACTGTTAAATTTTGGACAATTATTATCTATAAAAACGATGATTAAGGCAAATATAACGGAAGAATACTATTATGAAATAATATTGCCGGCATTAAATAAAATAGCCGATCATAATAAGATAAAAATTCGTAATTCAAAAATTAAACCCTTCATAATTGGTAATGAAATTGTAGTACGTTTTCAAACACCCTATTTTACCATATTATGTGATCATAAATATTATGATGGAAAAGTAATATCCAATTTATGTCATCAATTAAATACTTATATAGAAACGAATAAATTAATGAGTCCAATAAAAACAATCAGTTATAAAAATACCTTTGTGAAAAAATGTTTTAATGGAGTTGCATCCAACTTAATAAATAATAAATTATTAGGAGAAACTGAAACAACGTTAATACGCAGTTTCGAACACCCAATCAAAGCGAGTAATATAGTAGATTTTGTTCAAAAACGTGAACAAAAACCAATACTATATGTTCGTGGCAGTAAATCGGAAACGGTTGAGCAAGGGAATACATTTAACCTTTATATTATACGGGAGAACCAAACATTAAAAGAAGCAATAAGTAAAGAACAAATAATAAAAAAACAAAATTATCCAGAATTATTAATAAATAGAAATTACATTTTATTGAATTTATACCCACATTTTAAATTACCATGTTTCTGTGAAAAAATGGTCGTTGAAAAAAACCAACCATTACACATTATTGATAAATTATTTGGTTTCATTAAAAGCGATACATATGTACTTACGCCAAGATCAAGTAATAACACACATGATCTATATATAAGCCGAGATAATCAATAGGAAAAGAGTTTTAGGGCATGGTCAACTTTGCAGCGCTTGCGATGTTGTTTATTGTTTTGTTCATCCCTTTTTCGTCTTCATTTACCTCTTTACTAACCGCGCCCATAATATTAACGAATTTATCATCATCTCCGACTAATTCATTGTCATTATCGTATTCATTGGCAAAACAAGCCATATGATTATCGGCCAGTTTAGAAATGGAAGCCTTTATTTTATTATGATTTTCATCTTTACCCCAACCTTCGTGATCTTTAACATATAGAGTCTTGCGTTTTGTATCGGTGCAATGTATTGGTCTCAATGTTTCATCTGTTTCATTGAGTCTATGAATAAGTAGATTTTGCACATTAGCCAATAATCCACAATCAGATGCATTGCATAAATCACCCAGAGTAATTTTAATGCTCTCCGTCATATCTTCCAAAGTGATTGCGTCTTTACAATGTTCATTCAAATATACATTAATATTAATTTTGTTATTATTATTATTGCCCATGTTAGGCACCATGCTTTGAATGGTTTTTTGTTGATGACATATGGTACTGACTAACTCTTTATTTTCAGAAAGTACTTTTAAAACGAGCTCTTTCATGTCTACTTCTGGTTCATCTTGTTCTTCTTGTTCTGAGAAACTTTTTGGAACATTTTTGGCAACTTTTTCACATTTGCGTTTGTGATTGTATAAGGAGGCACGATAAGAATATGTTTTTCCACATTCGCATGAATAGTCGTGTTGTTGTAATTTGTTGTAAATTGTTGTATTATGTTTTTTGGTAAGTAAATGTTTATCAAAGCTGCTTTTTTTACTGCATGTATAATCACATTTTCCACAGAAATAATCCGGAGCAACTTTTAGCAACTTTTCGGTTGTATTTGTAGGCATATTTATACAACGGAAAAAGTTGCTAAATCAATTACGCAAAACATAAAAAAAGCTTATGCTAACAAAGTTTTCACTTGCGATTATCGAATCGCGACATAATGGTCTAAGTGGTATTTTGACGTTTTTTTCCAAATTGAAATTTAGGATTTCAAAAATGGACATAAAAAGAATGTCCAAAAACGATTTCCCCAGAATAGAATTGAAAAAAAAGGCAAAACGCGATTTGTTTACATAAATGTAATAGAAAAACTATCAGAATTAGTTAAAAAGTCCCCTACACATGTAAGGGCACATATTTTACGCTACTACATGGCATGTAGTATATAATAAGCATATATATGTAATAAATTTCATTACATATGTAAGAACAATGAATAAAGTAGTAATATAACCGGAAGGTGCGTGCCATTGTAAATCAACAATGGTTTAAAGGTTATGATTGTCTATAAGACATATGAAAAAAATAGCATTTTGTTTTTTAATTTATGATATCATAAATCACGAGGAGTTGTGGAATATTTTCTTCAAAAATGTTGATGTGAATAAATATACGATTTATATACATTATAAATCGAATGAACCATTAAAATATTTTGAAAAATATAAACTGATTAATTGTATTGAAACGGAATATGCTGATATCACATTAGTAAAAGCACAAAACTTATTATTACAAGAAGCAATTGCAGATAAGGAGAATAAACATTTTATTTTTGTTTCGAATTCGTGTATACCTCTGAAATCATTTGAACATGTTTATGATAATTTAAATGAGGAAAAGTCATATTTTAATATTACACAACAATCACAATGTTTTCCAAGATGTGATACTACATTAAATTATATCGATAAAAAATATATTCAAAAAGCAGGACAATGGTGTATTCTTAATCGAAAACACACAGAATTAATGCTTAATCATAATGATTACCTTAAATGGTTCGATTATTCTTCTACTGTTCCAGACGAACATTGTTATATTACAAATATTTTCTATAATAATTTACAAGATGAAATAATTACAACGCCAAATGTAGCAAACGATGCTACAACATTCGTAAATTGGGAAGGAATGGATTATAAATATCCATCAGATAATGAATTGAAAAATTATAGTTTTATTACAGAGGACGAGTTATTATATTTATTGGGCAGTAAATGTTTATTTGGACGAAAATTTAATAAGGAATGTATAATTCCTAATACACATTTGAACAATTAAAACCGCACAAAGTGCGGTTCAAGTTCAAAGGAAACGTTGCCGATAAATCAATTAAGACGCACACAAAGTGTGCGAACTTAAATGTTCATCGGTGTAAATATATAGATTTTATAACATCAAAATAATATATATATAGTATATAATGACAATTACGTGTGGAAAGTTGGTAGCATTTTTAAATAATGACTATAATACTTGTTCTCGTTCTCACGTAGCAAATAAAAAACGCATATTTAGGAGAAAATCTACGCGCTTTGAGGGGTGTAGAATTTATGTGAGACATAAGAAATGGTTATCCAATTGTCAAGTATATTATGGGGAATATGAAATATATGGTGATTGTAAGTTCAAAGGAACCATAAATAGTTATTCTGATTCAACATCTGCCATTTCAAAACAGACTCAAATAGGAGTGGATGCATATGGTACATTAAAGCGCCAATCATATGGAAATGATTATCAAGTTAGATCTGAACTTATAAAAAAAACGTCAGCTGGAGATTGTGGAGATAGTTCAACACATTATGTTATTGAAAAAAGGTCAGTACTTGAAAATTTTAATGAAAGAAAAAATTTATCATTATATGTCTTATCGTATAGAAATGGAGATATTAAAGTAATATATGATAAAGATTATAATATTGAGTCAATAGCTATGTTTATTGATCCATTGAGTAATAGCACACAGACTTTTGATATCGAATTAAATCAGTTAGTGGAAAACATTTTAAATAAAGTATCTACTTGGGACTCTGATAAAAATAGATTTGTAAACAAAAACAACTATGATGATATAGATGCTGAAGTAGAAATAGCCGAGCTAACAAAATTTCTTAAAAAATACAATTAATAATAAAATTGAGTTTAATAAACATATTAAACTCAATACATACTATAAAAATATAGAATGAGCGCAATTTCAGACACGTATCAGGCAGCAGAGTCATCAATGCTCCTCCTCCACAAGGACATGAATACACATATTTATGGAGGTGGGAATGTTAGTCATATATTGAATGTTAATATTTATCAACAGACTACTGGCGATAATGCGAACCAATTTCGTCAACAAGTATTTCATAAAATTAATAACGTTCCCATTAAGTTTACCATTAATAATATAGATGTTGTTATTACGTGGCGTAGTAATGCCGTTTCAGATCATTATCATACGGATGTTATGGGAATGTATGGAGACGTTGCGGTTAAATTACATACTGAAATGTTATTGAAAATGTTTGACAATGGAGACAGCTTAGGGGGTGATTTTATGATAACTAAGCCTTTGGTTCGTACTATTCCCCTCATGCCACAACATTAAGATGTGTTGGATATAGGAATGCATAGTTTCAATGCGCGGCGCCAGCTAATAGTAGGTCAGCAAATAAAGTATTTTTTTCATAAATCAAAATCTATTTAGCAGTTTATAACGGGCGTATATATTTAATTCCTCAAGGATATATATACATTATGGCCGAAATTGGGAAAAATCTTCAAGAAAATTTAACAAAAACTGCAGCCAACACAGCAAGTGCCGTTGGCGAGACAATGAGTGGTACAACAAAATTAGCAGATACGACAGTGAAAGGCTCTTTAAAGGCGGCCGATCAGATTACAGAAGCAGGCCTCGACGCAACAGGTAGGATTGGAGTCGCGAGTGCCGATGCAGCGGCTACTGTGGGTGAGGAAGGTGCGAAGGTTGCAAGTACAGCTGCCAAATCTGTTTCGGGGACTGCTAATACCATATACAAGACTGCTTCGAGGATAACCGAAGTCGCTGCAGCAAAAGGAGATGCAATCGCTGCGAAAAGTATTGCCAGGGATGAAGCAAAGACTAAGGCATTAAACGAACCAGAAAATAAAGAAAAAATGCAGGAGGTAGCTAAGAAAGAACAGGAGCTGGAATTTACTAAACAGAAATATGAGGCAGAGCAAGCTTCCCTGAGAGCAGAAGCTAAAAATGAGACGGATCTAATTAACCTGCAGATAAAAGCGGTAGAAAGCAAGGTAAAGAAAACTGGAGAATTAACCAACGCACAAAATAATGCGCTTATTATGGCATCCGAAGCCAAGAGAGAGGTAATGAACGCACAGAAAACTGCAGAAAGTATTGAGAAAGAAGCGATGAATGAAATAAAATGTAGAAATATACTGGAAAAAGCTGCGGACCACGTTTCAGCTAAAGATCACAGTGTACTTGATAATACGCTCGGACATAATACCTTTTGCACTAATAAAAAGGTCTGCGAAAGTACCGGAAGGGTCCATTCCTGGTATAACATTTTGGGGAACAACAGAACAACTTGTTCCCTAATTAAAGAAAAATATAATACATTTACGGATATGAGTAGCAATGCTGCTGCTGCCAGTGGAGGGAGAAAGACGTCTCGGAAAAAGAACACACGCAGACCTAAAAAGAATACACGTAGACCTAAAAAGAACACACGTAGACCTAAAAAGAACACACGTAGACCTAAAAAGAAGACACGTAGAACTAAAAGACGTAGAACTAAAAGACGTTCTATTTAGCTATTTTATCGATAAATAATAAAAAAAGTAAGAATATATGAGTGAAAACATATACCCAATATCCGCAGGTATTTTAATTATAGTCATTGCGATATATTGTGTTATAAAAATAGAGCGTGATGCAGGAGATGATGATAATAATTCTATAACAGATTTGTTGATGCCATAAATAAAACAAGTTTAATCATTTTGTATGCGTAATATATTTTGATACTTTCAAAATAATCGAAATATGTCATATAATTTTGCTGAATTCGGCAGCATTACATACAGCTGCATATTTAATTTCTTTATTATTAATCAAACAATAATCATTTTTTTTCGTGAAGAAAGTATTATTGAACATGGTATAAGAATGAGACGGTACTTGTGCTTTTAACGCAGTAGAAATAGAAGTAAGTTGTTCTTCATCAAGCCTACCTTTATATCCTCGAGCGCCGTGAACGCGTATATAATTAAATGAGGCAGTTTTTGGTGGTAAATTGAGTCCAGGAGGCATAGTTCCCATCCATTTTCCTCCCTCTTTTTTTTGAATAAAAGTTCCAGAAATGCACCAATTTAATTTTTTGAATCTCTCGTAAACTTCTTCGCGAAACCAAGAAATATCTCTGAATTCAAAAACAACATTAATATTTTTTGGCAAGTAAGAATGCATAGTTTCAATGCGTTGCATATATTTTTCTTTAAAAGCGAAGGAAGGAGGAAGTTGAAATAAAAGGGCAGAGAGATTTTTTAATGGAGAGATTTTTTCCCAAAATAAATCCCAACCTTCTTTTGCATTTTTTAATCGTTTTGTATGTGTTATATATTTTGATACTTTCAACACAATAGAAACATTTTCCGGAAAATTATTCCAGTTTTCAATAGATTTTTCTGAAGGGAGTCTATAAAAGGTGCTGTTGATCTCAATGCAATTTAAGCAGAGAAAACTAAACCATACCTTTTGAGAGATCATGAATCCAGAAGTTCCAATATTCATTGTTGTCATAATTGATAAATTTTGTATTTAACTGGATGCACAATTAACCAATCATTTTTATAATATATATATATAGTATAAAAATGTCGAGTGGATGCGTATTTAGAAACTTGTTTAAGTGTGAGAAAAAGTGTGATACTGTAGCCAAGAGAAAAGCTTTGT